CACGAGATAATTGTTGTGTCAGACGGGGCGATAGATAATTCGGTAGAGATAGCTCGTAAATATCCAGTCAAGATTATAGAAAAAGTAAATGGTGGACTGGCTTCTGCTAGAAACGCTGGGATAAAGGAGGCAACGGGAAAGTATATTATGAGTTTTGACTCTGATGATATTCTGCGACCCGACTGTATAAAGGAGCATTTGAAACTAGCAGACGAAAATACAATAGTGACGTGTGGACTGATGGCTTTTGGGAAAATTAGCTACACAGCAAGACCAGAGGTGGCTACGCTAGAAATACTAATGAAAAGAAACTGTGTATACAGTAATTCACTGTTCCCAAAAACCCTATGGGAGAAAATTGGTGGATTTGACGAAAGTGAAGTTATGCGACTCGGACTTGAAGACCATCTTTTTTGGAAAGAATGCGCTGCGATTGGATCACACTTTAAGACCTCCAGCTATATTGGGCTTTTATGGAGGCGACATAACAACGCAATGTCAGAGACAAGTGCAAATCCAAACTGGGATACTATTACTAAGTTTATGAATGAAAAAATGAAGAATAAGTACGGCCTAGACAATCCGACCATTTAGGGCTTTGATACCATTGTGGTATGTCTTTAACATACACACAACTACTTGACCTAATTGACGATAATGTCAAGAGTAACAGTAGCTCTTACAGCACAGCCGACAAAACAAGAGATATAAACATCGCACTAGACAGGGCTTTCTCCTTGATTTTTAGCGTTGGTGGAAATTGGCAATTTGACGACAGTAACCATGAAGGTTATCCGTTTATTACAACTGCTATAGTTTCAGGACAAAGGTCTTACACCTTTACAGAGGACGAAGACTCTAACTTGATCTTAGAGATTTACAAAGTAATGATCGCAGACTCAAATGGGCTATTCAGAGAAATAACTCCAGTGGACCAGCAAGCAGTCAATCCGTACTCTCCTAGTAATTATTGGAATGGACTGAATACAACAGGAACTCCAAACACTTACGACAAAACTGCAAACGGAATATTCCTTGACCCTATCCCTAACTACAATAGAGCTGCGGGATTAAAGATTTTTATCAATAGAGAAGGCTCTTATTTCCTTACAACAGACACGACAAAAAAAGCGGGTTTTGCGGGGTTGTACCATGAGTATCTAGCTTTAAGACCCTCATACCAATATGCGTTCCGTAATTCCTTGCCTAATGCTGCGGTATTAAAAGCAGAAACCGTAGAAATGGAAAACGCTATGATGGATCATTACAAAAAGCGTGAAAAAGACGTTATTAAAAGAGTAACAGGTAAACAAAATAATTATAAATAAATATGGCTGACGTAATATACAACAGTGTGAAATCGAGTTTTCTAAAAGCATCAATTAATCTAACCACAAACACAATAAAGGTCGCACTTGTAACCTCATCTTACACACCCAATCAAGATACTCATGACTTCTTTGATGATGTTACTAACGAGGTGACTGGTGCGGGATATACTGCGGGTGGTGTAACACTAGCAAGCAAAACTGTAACGGAAGATGCTGCGGCTAATACTGCAATATTTGACGCTGCAGATGTAACGTGGGCGGCATCAACGATTACTGCGGCTGGTGCGGTGATCTATAAATCTACGGGTGTGTCTTCAACGTCTAACTTGATAGCATTTATAGACTTTGGGTCTTCATTTTCAACAATATCAGGTACATTCCAAATAACATGGAGTGCCAGTGGAATATTATATTTAGGATAAAAACAAAATAAGAAATGGCAGCAACAGTTCAAACAGTAGGGACTTATACATCATCTTCTTCGGCAACATCAATTGATGTTTTTATGCCTGCCTCAATTGCGGTTGGTGATCTGCTTGTTGCGCATGTCGCAGGGCAAACTAATTCTACGTCATATAACACACCCGCTGGTTGGACACTAACAAGAGATGCGTCGGGCGCAAATTCTGTGATGGCTGTTTTTCATAAGGTTGCAGTCCTTGCTGACGTTTCTGCGAGTACTACCACATTCACCACAACGGGTAGTAATGCGAGAATCTCAGGGAGAATTTTAAGAATTAACGGACAGAGAAGTGATTTTTCTACGGTGATGGACGACGCAAATGGTGCCGCTGGTGGTTCAAATACTACACCAACATCATCTGGTTTTACTCCATCTTACACTGACGATTTAATAATGATATTCGTATGCGCACAAAACTCACGCACTAATTCTACTTATGCCATAGCGACAACGCCTCCTACCTTTACAGAACACTATGACGATCAAGAGTCGAATTTAAGTATTTCCGCCGCATCGGGTCTTAGAAATGTTGACACGGCAACAGGAAATGCGACATCACTACTTTCTAGTGCAGCGTTTTGGTCAATAGTGGTAATTGCAATTAGTTCTTTTGAAAATGCGACGGTAACAGCAACAGTTTTACCGGTGTCTTCATCATTTATTAACCCAGCACTACTTTTGTGGTCTAATTTCTCCCCAACTGTTTTAGGAATAACATCGGCGATTCAACCTGAGACAGTTTCGGTACAAACAAATCCAGTGTGGTCAAACCTACCTAAAGATAATTCAGTTTGGACTAATACACCAAAATAATGGAGGAATTACTTTTAAAAATAAATACGTTAGAGAAAAAACTTGATAGTTTAGAAAAAAAAATCAATTCGTTAGATGCTTTCACGACTATCCCTTTTAATGTAGAGCAAGCATTTCGTGTGAGGTTTGGTTTAGACAGCTTTTCTTCACTTTCAGTCAGCTCTAAGTCTGCAACCAGTGAGAATCAGGTGGTCAATGAGTCAGGTTCCAGTACATATACTGTTCTTAAACTACCCGATGGGTTTAGAGATTTGATAGTGGACGGTACAACATTATCATTCCCTTATTATACATAACATGGCATTACGACTTCAACAAAACCAAAATTGGATACAAAAAAACGATTCAGACAAAACTGGGGTTTTATACTACACCAAAAATATAAATTTTGATAAGACTGGGTACTTAAAGTTGTCACCAAGAACGATAAATGTATTTGACGATTCAGGAAACGTGTCGGACACTTCAAACACCAGCTTTGGTATTGCTGCGGCATTTGGAAGAACGAGTTACGGGGAATTTAAAAACGTCACAACAAGTGCCATGTTTAATATTACGTTGAGTCCAAATTTTAAAACAATAAGACTAGATGCAGAGGATGATAGTCCAAATACAACAGCAGATTCTCACGGTAGATGGTGGCAAAAAAGATACCATGTATCCAGCTCTAGTTCAGTAAGTTATCTTACTGGATCAACTTGGACGGCGGGTGCAATTACTGGTCTCACGAGTGGTGTTAGGCATTATATGGAAGTATTTAAAAATAGAAATGAGTTTTGTGTGTCTAACGGAAATGTAGTAAAGCAGTACAGCACTTCTTATGTAAATACAACCAACCTCACACTTCCTAGTGATTTTGAAGTGACTGGGATGGTTTATAACAACTACCAGATGGGGATTATTACCCGACTGGGGGATGATTCTACTGGTCAAAACAACGATTCTTACTTCTTTACTTGGAACGGGTCGCAATCAACAGCACAAGTTGGAGTTTCATTAGGTTCATACTCTGGTGTGTGTTTGGTTGCTTATAAATCATCTTTTGTGGTTTTGACAAGTGACGGGCAAATACTTTATTGGAATGGCGGGGGGTTTGATGAGATAGCAAGGTTCCCTTTTTATTTGACCGAAAAAAGGTGGGGAGATTTGACTAATCATTTGTCTTTTGGAGACAATCTTGTTGTTGAAGGAGACATAATTTATATAAATATTGGTTTTGATTTTGACGCGACAGGGAAAAAGGGAGAGGAGATAATGCAGAGTTGCCCATCTGGTGTTTGGTGTTACGACCCACCGGTAGGTTTGTACCATCGATACTCTCCTTCAAATTCAAAGGTTTATGTTCATGCTATAGAATCTTCTAATATTAATATAGCAACAGACACTTTTACAACTATGCCCTTTACAACAGGGATAGTCCCCGCAACTGGGAATCCTGTGATTACCACAGACGGAACATCTGGGGGGTTGAATGTTGGTTATAAATATTTTATTATCAAATTATCTTCAACAACATTTAAAATAGCTCTCACTAAAGAAGATGCAGAGGCGGGCGTTGCAATAGACATAACTTCTGCTTCGGGTACGCAGACTTTTTGGATGTATGACATCATAGATTATGGAATCACAAAACAAGACAGAGCGGGAGCGGTGGCTTTATTTGGTACATCAACAAGCATTTATCAAGATATCATCTTTGGTTCTAGAATAAGAGACACAGCACTTACTTCGCAGGATACTATGTGTATGGCCGTTCCATTACTAGAATCCCGTGGGTATTTCGTATCACAAAAAATATATTTAGATTCAGTAGAAGATATAACACAAAAACTTTTTATTAAACACGCAGTTCTTGACACCGATGATCAAATAATCTTGAAAGTAAAAACAAGAGATTATGTAGGTATCCCCGTATCATCTGGCACAATAATATGGACAGACGAAGTAACAGCTTCAATAAGTAGCGATTTATCGGAGGCATTTTCAGCTTTCGGGAATGGTGAGGAATTAGAACTTGAACTTGTTGCTGGTGTTGGATCGGGACAGTTAGTAAAAATATTGGATATGCGATATTCCAATGGAACATACGTAATTACTACTGAAGATAACGTCATCGGTGCAACAGTCCTTACTAAGAGTTCATTTATTATAGATAACTGGAAAGTGGCGGGGGCAGTAACAAGTTCAAGTCAAAGTAGGGGTATATTTGAAGTACCTATCGGGACATCGAGCAGGTGGATACAATTCAAAGTTGAACTTCGTGGGTTCAACACGACCATTGAGGATTTTCTTATAGTAAGTAGTCCACACAAACCATTAACATAATATTATGACACCAATAGAACAATTAACTCAACAAGCGAATCAAGCGCAAAAACAGCTTGATATGATATTCAAACAAAAAGGTTTGATGTATGACCCCACCACTAAAACTGCTATACAACTTCCAAAAGTAAATACTTCCATTAACGCTGGTCAGATAGGGAATATAAAGGCAATTCCGCCAATTCAACAACAAAACAATGTCGGGATGAGTGCTTTGCAGTCAAATCTCATAGACTTCCAGTCTTCTGCACAGACACAAGTACAACCAGCGCCACTTACAAATCAACAGATCGTACAGCAACAGATTATGGGTTTGATAAAAAAACAAGGTACACAGGGGGCAAAGGCTAACGAGATCAATCAGCAAGAGGATGTAGAAAAAAAGGGACAACTTGCTAGAGATTTAACTACTAAGTACGAAAAAAAGACAAAGGAGTATGAAAAACTTATCAAGGAAAGACTAAAAAACAAAGAAGGTACTTTTGGGGATGCAACAAACGAGGCTGTGCGTGTGTTGGAAACAGAAAGAGACAGCCGTCTTGCAGACATAGCCATTGATCAGAAAAAAGCCAGAGGAGACTACGAAGGGGCACTTGAGACTGCAAAAATGAAACTAGACGCAGAGTTTGCACCTATAGATAATCAAATCAAAGGACTCACAACACTCTATAGTTTCTTGCAAGATGATTACACTGAAAGTGAAAAGTTACAGGCACAGGCGGTTATATCAGACAAAAACGCACTTCGTGATTTTAATTATGCCAAAGAACTGAATATACAACAAGCAGGAATAAAAGCGTCTCAACAGGCGAGTGAGAGTGGTATTTACACATCAAAACAACTGACAGCACTTACTAGATTAAATGACGGTATTTCTAAATCACAAGATTATTCAAAGACAGTAGGAATGAAAACCTACGCAGACAATATACAAACAGCCCTAGCAAACAAAAACGGAGTTAGTGATATTTCTGCAATAAATCAGTTTCAAAAGATAATTGATGAGGGCGCAGTCACAAGAGACCAAGACGTTGTACTTATTAGGTCTGCACAATCTCTATTAGGTGTATTACAAACAAAAATCAAAGGACTTACAAAGGGTGAGAAGTTAAATGAAAACCAGAGAACACAAATGAGTGAAATGGTTAATCAGTTTTACAATAATCAAATAAGGTCTTTACAAACCAGCCCTTACGTTCAAGCAAAAAACAGAGAGGCAGAACTTTATGGTCTAAATGTTTCTGACACAATACTTGCAGAGCTTACTGGGTTTACAAAGTCTGGTCAGGGGCAAAATCCACAAACATTTCATGTTGGGAACATAACATACACAGTTGGTGCAGATGGTAAGTATTATCCACCTTCTGGGGAATTACTAAAGAAACCTCCAGTAACACAACCAGCCCAACCAGCTTTTAGTAGTAGTAAGACAAGTCTTTTTAACTTTAGCGGTTATGACCCAAGTTGGCTTAACTCTTGGTTCAAATAATATGCAAGGATATACACTAGAAGAATTACAGAAAATGGGAGGACAGCCAGTTAATACGGGTGGTGGATTTACTCTGCAAGAATTACAGTCAATGCAATCACAGCAAACTACTAAAAAAGACGGGTGGTTCAAAACCCTAATAAAAGACCCAATTAAGACATTGCTGGTTCAGCCAGCGGCAAGATTTACAGAAGCTGTTGGTAGAAGTGGTATACTTGGCAAAACAATCCAAACTGGATTTGAAAGTATGGCAGACGAGTCACAAGTATTTAATACATTTGCAGGTCAATACACGATAGACCCACAGAAAACTGGCATAGAGGGTGCAAGACAGATAATTGGAGACGCAGCAAAATCAGCATCATATTTATATACTGGGGGTGCAATAGCACCAGCACTCACAACGGGTGGTAGGGTTTTACAGGGATTAGCTCAGGGTGCAAAAGTCGGTGCTATCGGTGGAGGTGCTTACTCTTTTGGAGATGCACTTCAAGACGCAGAAGCACAGCCAGCAGATATAGCGATGAGAACTTTATTCGGAACTGTTACTGGTGGTGTTTTGGGAGGTGTTTTGGGTGCAGGAGTCCCGCTTGTTGTTAAATCTGGTAGTATGGTAAGAAAGTTTAGTAACATTGAGTCTCTAAACGGAGAATTACAGACGATAAACAACACTGTTTTACGACCAACACCATCACAGTCTAGAGAATGGGCAGAAAAAAAAATAAACCCAATCAAAACATACACAGAAATATTTGCAACAGAAGTTCCTAGTGTAGACAAATCAAATAGGTTCACACAAGAAAGTATAGAGGAGTTTGTCGGTCGTGTTGATGATTTATACAAGCCAGGTTCTTCTGCTTTCAATACAATTTTGAGAAACTCACCAGAGGTCACAAGTCTTTCTGTTGCGGAAATAAATGCAATAAAAAGGATTAACGGGTCTTCTCTCACATCAACACAGAAAATAAAAGCTCGTGCTGGAATACAAGCAGAGTTTAGTGCGATAAGGGTTGAATACGCACCACAGATACTGGGTGGAGATAATATCCCAGTGGCACTCACCGACAACCTAAAAGATATTTCTTGGGGGGCTACAAAGTATTTTGGTGCAGAGGAGGCAAGTGTTACAAATGAAATAAACAGAACAATCGGTCGTGTTTTTGCAAAACAAATAGACGATGTTATAACAGACACAAGTGTTAATGGATTTAACAAACAGCTTCAAGAACTTATAAGGTTGAAAGAGTTTTTGGGTGGTCTAAATGGTAAACTAGCAGGAAGTGGTGGAAAAATGACAAGACTATTCTCACGGGTTATCGGTGGTATGGCTGGCTCTGTTGGTGGTATTCCTGGCACAATAGCTGGTTCTATAACTGGAGATATGATAGCACAAGCACTTATAAACCCAGCAAACTCACCAATGAGGTGGTTGATTTTACAGCAAATAAAGAAACTTCCCCAAGCAGAAAGACAAACACTATTAGACCAAGCTAATGTGGTGTTACAAAAAATGTTCCAAAGGAGGTCAGAGATGTTGCGACTACCAGCTCCGTCTGGTGCTAGTCTAATCAATCAAGGTAGACCAACTAAAGTCCTACCAGCTGGTAGGTTTGAGTCCACATCAGCAGACGTGGTTGCACAAAATTATTCCCCGTCTAAGAGTTTGGATACAACCCCAGCGATTGCAACTCCACAGATTACCCAAAATATAAACAATAACATATCCCCTACCCTACCACCTAAAGGTTTAAAAGTAAAGGGCGAAATAAAAACTAACTCTGCCAAAGAAGCCATCGCTAAAGGAATGACAGAGGAGCAGTATGTGAAGGAGCATGGAACGCCTTTGTATCATGGGACAAATGCAAAGTTTGATAAGTTTGATGTATCTATGTCTGGTGAAGTACAAAACGCAGACTGGGGTGACGGAATTTACTTTACTGATAATCCCGCACACGCTAAAAACTTTGCAAAAGTAGCTGGAGGCGACATTGTCATGGAAAGATTTGCTCCTAATGTGAAGTTTGCAGACGGAAGTAAACTCCTAAAGGACAGTAAGTTTATGGATGCTTTAGATGATGGAATGGGGTTTGTTACACCATCAGAATACTTAAAAGCAAAAGGATTCGGTGGGGTAAAGTACAAGAATCCTCAAGGATTTACAGAATATGTTGTATACGACCCAAACAAACTCAAAACAACCGCACAACTCCGTGCAGAGTATCAGGCGGCGAAGTTAAACAAAAAAAGATAAACACACAATATGGAAAACCTAACACCAAAACAACAAAAGAACATACTCAAAATTGCCAAGTTTCTTGACAACAAAGAGTCTGCTTTGGTGGAGTCTTTTATAGAGCTAGACGATAAGTTAGAAATGCTTGATGAAAAGATCGAAACTGTAACTGAAAATCTAAAAAAAAAGTTAGAAGAAGAATTACTTTACGAAGTTGATGAGCAGAAAATAGCCGACAATGTTCTTTCTAAAATAACCGTTCCTAAAAATGGTGAAGACTATGTTTTGACTGAAGACGATAAGCAAGATATCGCTTCAAAAATTGTCGTACCTGTCGTAGTAAAAGAGGTTGAAACTATCGTAGAAAAGGTGGAGGTTATTCGTGAAACACCGATCGTTACTGAAAATGTTGTAGAAAAAGCGGTAACAGATACCGCAGATGTTATCATAGAAAAGATAAACAAATCTGAAGGTAAAATAAACGTAGAAAGAATTGAAGGTAGTTTTGTTTCACAAGAAACTTATACCGACGAGATTAAAACTTTACAAAACAGAACACAGCTACTTGCACAAATAGCGAGTAGTGCCAGAGACAGGGTTATTCCTTCAGGTGGTGGAACGCCCGGCGGTTCCAATACACAGGTTCAATTTAATGACAGTGGCGTTTTTGGTGGTGACGCAGGTCTTACATTCAATAAGACAACTAACATGCTTTCTGCGGGCGGACTTACTGCCACTGGTGGCGCTGTCTTAGAAAAGGTAGTAACACTCACAGACGGGGCTACAGTAGCCCTAGACGCCTCACTAGGCAACGTATTCAACCTAACCGCAGGTGGAGACAGAACAATCCTCGCACCGACTAATCCCACAGACGGACAGAAAATACGCATAAAGATACTGGCCTCTGGTGCAGACAGAACGATCACAATGACCACAGGTGCTAATGCTTTTGTGTTCTCGACATATGTGATGTCGCCGTTGCCGGCTATTCTTTCAGGGAAGGTTATGGCTTTGGTGTGTGATTATTCCTCACTTAATTCTCTGTGGACAATTCTCGCAGAAAACACAGGTGTATAAAGATATAATTTTAGAAACAATAGATAGCGAAGGTCGCTTTTTTGTAGAAGCACCTAGTAGCCTATGGGATAGAAACGATTTATCACAACCAACACCACCAAAACCATAATGTCTATATTCACACTAAACAACGCAATAAAGGCCGTATCGGATGTATCATTTTTACCGATAAGTTGGGCAAACCCAACAAATTCTTTATTATCTGATGATGTTTATTCAAGCACAACGCCCAGAGTCAGTGGAGACCTCACCATTGTAGACGATGAAGTTTATTTACAAACTGACGATTCAGTAACTACTGGTAACAACAAAGCCGACACAAGTACTGCATGGAGTACAGCCGAATCTTATATTTCTTATGGTGACGAGAACGACAAGTGGGGGGTGGCACTTACGCCCGCCATTGTAAACACCATAGGATTTGGTGTGGGCATTAGTTGTAAAATAAACACACAGCAATCAGCCCGTCTTTATGCCTCTAATTTTAGTTTTAATATTCCTACGAGTGGAGTAATTCGTGGGATTAAGGTTGAAGTAGAAAAATTAAAGATATATGACTCCATGACTAACGCAACGACTGGCAGGGTGGACCATATAAGAATGACAGTTTATTACGGATTTCCACATCTTAATCATTTTGGATAATATGAAAAACGAACTTCAGGCACATATAAACGAGGACATACAAAAAGACATCAAGCAACTTTTTAGCCACACGGATATAGCTAACAAGGAAATGCGTGAAATTAAAAAGGAAATGGGAGATATAAATGTTAATATCGCCAAGATTTTCACAGACGTAAACTGGATAATGAAGTTCTTTTGGGTCATCGCCACGTCTGCGCTGGGGGGTCTAATAGCTTCTGTCTTTAATTTAATAAAGTAATGGTATAATACATACAATGATACAACGACCAAGTACAAACTTTAGTAGCAGAGATGGTTTCACCCCAAAGTATATTTGTATTCATATAATGTCAGGTACTATGTCTGGCACAGCATCATGGTTTGCTAGTCCCATTTCCAGTGTATCTGCTCACTACGGAATAGGTTTGAATGGCGAGGTACATCAATACGTAAAAGACGACAAAAGTGCTTGGTCAAATGGGCGTGTCAATAATCCGACTGCAAAAATTGTACTAGACAATTTGAATATAAATCAAAACAAAATCAGTCTTTCAATAGAACACGAAGGTCAAGACCTTTCAAAAGCACCAGAGATACAGCTAAAAACTTCTGCCGAGCTTATAAAAACACTTGCAATGAAGTGGAACATTCCGATAAACAGAGAACACATCATAATGCACAAGGAGATATATAGTCTAAAGCCAAATTGTCCTAGCCCCGACTCAAGTATACGAGATAGGTTGGTAGATATGGTCAAAGAATTAGCTGAAGATAGTTTGGTTAACATTCAAGTTCCAAAGTCAAAACTGGCAAAAGCCGAAGCGTTTCTTTCTAATTTATAAAGAACTAACACCCCAGCCACCAAGCCCTTACGGCGACAGTGGTTCGGGCGTCAGTTCTTTCGCAAAAGAGGAGTGCCCAAATGAAAATCGTGGTCGACACTGCCAAGAAGATGAATGTGTCTGTTCGTATCCTGTTTGATATGTGGGCATGTTTCGAAACTGGAAAGGGGCGTGGTGAAGCGGAAAGGGCTTACATGGTCTATCGGAATCAGGGAAGGATCGGTGTCTCACTGGAGAACTTCTGCCTTAATGTGCTTACTGGTCGTGCAGTTGTCTCCTCGCCTTTTAGGGGAAAAAAGGGAGGGAGGAAGTGAACATCCACAACATCATTTTCACTGGTTCAGAGATTGAGACTATTATTCAGCGGTCAAAGCTTTCCGCTGAAACGCAGTCACAGCTCTGGGCGATGTTTGAAGACTATGCTCATATCGATAAGCGTTTCAATACGAATCAAACGCCCAACGAACATGACGCTGGTGACGAACACCCGATCCTCTTTGTGTAACCACTCGCTCTGCTTCGGCTCAGCTTGTCGTAACTCCTCATCAGAAATGGTGGGGGGTTTTTGTAAGCATCATAAAAAAAAACTACCGATGTGGTAGTCTTTTTTTTGTCTTATTTAGTGACTTGCAGTAAGAGCAGGTCTCTGTAGGCAGTAAGAAGTTCGAGGTATATCTCCATGAGATTCCTATATTCTTTTAGCTCACGATAAGCGCCACCACCACTATTGCTCTTTCTACCACCGCTTCGTGGTGCTTCTAGTTCATCACTTTCAATTGTTGGTTCGTCATTATTTACTACAGGTAGTGTAGTTTCTGTTGTTGATACATTTTCGATTGGTGTACTCTCTACCGCACTTCCAAACACTAAGGCTGGAAACATTAAACCGATTACGAACATTGTGACTATTTTTTTCATGTTTTATAACTAATTAATAACATTACTACCATAGCATAGTTTAGCGAATACACCTGTGGATAACTCCTAGCACAAAACCTTTGGTTTGGTATAATAAATAGATTATAAGTAACACATAAAGACGTGGATTTATTAACAAATGTAGCGTTGGTTCCTGTAATTATTGGTGTAGTGCAAGCTCTTAGGATAGTAGGACTTGCAACACGGTTTGCACCTATCGTAGCGATATTATTGGGTATTATGGGGGTGTTGGCTTTTGATGGATTCTCTAGTATGAATATTTTCATCGGGGTAGTAACAGGTCTTTCTGCGGCCGGACTTTACAGTTCTACCAAAACAACTTTGGATATATAGCAATCACTTGCCCCTGTATTCCCTTTTTTATGTTTTGTGGAATATGGGGGATAGTGCGTACTATGAGAGCTTGGCAGTCCGAGGGACACAGAAATGCACATTGAGTTGTCACTAGTCGTTTCAACAAAATTGAGAATATCAGTTAAACAAATTTAACAACAAATTTATTTTAGAATTATTATTTGCGCTTATCTTATTTATTCGTGTTGAAGTTTATCAAGTAAAAGCAGAGGAGATAGTAAAAGTAAAACCCACAGATGTGGTCGGGTTGGTAATTTACTACTCAGAGCAATATGGGATTGATCCGGCTTTGCCGTTGGCTATCGTAAAATGTGAAAGCAACTTTGAAAGGTACGCAAAAAATCCAAACTCATCTGCAAAATCTTATTTTCAATTTATCAATGGAACGTGGAAATATACAATGGGGGAAATGGGGCTTGCTACATCAACAGATGTGTTTGACACAGACACACATATCATGGCGGGTGTTTGGTTATTAGCTAACGAGGGTGAGCGTCACTGGAGTGAATCAAAGGCGTGTTGGAGTAAATCAGTCTAACCTTATCCTATTGAAACTATCACCGCCCAGCAAGGGTGGTTTTAGTTTGTAAAAAGCTATCCACATATTTACGCATTTAAGACTTGGAAGATTATTTGTGTGTGGTAAGATATTGGTATGCCTAAAGAAAATACAATCATTTGTAAAAGTGGAAATTATAACAGAACTATGTTATGCTTTAATTCCTCTTTAGGCATAAAGACAGAACGGCCACAGCTATTTATTTAGTTGTGGTTTTTCTGTTGTGCGACAACATCAGCAAACGAGCTATAAGCACATCTCGGAAAAAACTTGGGCTTAATAAAAAATAACAATTTGCGTGTTCCTCAAAAGACTTGGCGATGTCCACACTCTGACAACCAAGCCCTTAGGGGAGGACACAAAATGGTAGGACATCCTAGAGAAGAATTACTCAGATACGGGAAGGACTAGGGAACTAACTACTGACGCCTGATTTCATATAACTAGCCATAATTTCCACAGGATAGTTCCTAAGGAATAAAGAGACCTATGCTTGATATAAAACAAATACTAGGAGAAGAATACTTAAAGAGATTTAAGATATTTTACGAGCAAACATTATTTCCACCAATTTGGGAGAATATAAGAGTCGGTAGATGCCCACTTTGTAGTAATAAGTTAAAGATAGACTTAAAAGGAAATGGATATTGCCCGAGTAACAAACACGGAAAGTCTTTTTTTATAACAAGAGATAAACTAAATAAAATAAAATGAAAAACGAAGTAATACAAGGAGATTGTTTAGAAGTAATGAAGGGTATGCCCGATAATAGTGTGGACTCAATCTGTTGCGACCCTCCTTATGGTTTATCTTTTATGGGCAAGAAATGGGATTACGATGTGCCAACAGTTGAACTATGGAAAGAAGTTATCAGGGTATTAAAGCCGGGTGGACACTTACTTTCTTTTGCAGGTAGTAGAACCTATCACAGAATGGCAGTAAACATTGAAGACGCAGGGTTTGAGATACGAGACCAGATTATGTGGTGTTACGGTTCAGGATTTCCGAAATCTCACAATCTGGGAAAAAGCGTTAATGCACTTGAAACTAAAGAGTGGTCAAAGATAAGCAATGCACTTGACAATATAGACCAAAAGACTATAATTGAGTTATGGAAAACGAATGCAAAACTTGCGGAAATAAAATTAGCAAAGAGTCTAACAGGAGTTGGAAGCAATACTCAAAAAAAGTATTTTGTTCCCGACATTGCTGTTCTGTATTTCAATCAAAAAAACAAATATGCAGATGCGATAACTGCGGAGTTGAGCTTATGCGTTCCAAGTCGCATATCAGAGGAAAATCTATCTATTGCAGTAGAGAGTGTAGAACAAAACACAGAACTATCACAAAGCCTTGTGAAGTCTGTAATAAAATTATCACAAGACCGAAATCTCAAGTCTTGGAACATTTTTACTGCGGAATGCAATGTCAAGGAATGGCTAAACGAAAACACAACGGTCAATCTCAAGGTAGACGAAGCACTGAAGACCTTGCGTGGAAATCAGAAATACTCAAACGAGGAAATTACAAATGTGCTATGTGTGCTACTGACCGACACCTTGAAGCTCACCATATTAAATCAATCAAAGACTTTCCAGAGCTTAGACACAAACTCTCAAATGGAATGTGCGTCTGCCACCAATGTCATTATTACGGAATACACGGCGGAGCACCTAATTTCAAACACGGTAGATATTCTAAAAAGCAAGGCGGTGGACAAGTTGCAAGGGAATGAGAGGGAAGATGCAGGAAGTTATACTATAGGGGGAATGGCACCAGACAGAGAGAACTTTGGTGCTAACGACAGGAGCGAGGGCAAAGGTATGGGATTCCGAGCGGGTGATATTAAAATCACCCAAGGCTCATCACCCTACGAAGGCTGGGGGACAGCCCTAAAACCTGCACACGAACCTATCGTAGTAGCCCGCAAGCCACTATCTGAAAGCACTATTGCAGAGAATGTATTGAAGTGGGGAACGGGTGGGATAAATATAGATGGTTCAAGGGTGGGGACAGAAGATAATAGAGCAAGAAAGAATCACATAGAGCCTGGGTTTGGTGGCGGTTGGGGGGCAAAAGATACCGAGAATAATCCACTAGGCAGATTCCCCGCAAACTTCATTCACGACGGAAGTGATGAGGTGGTAGGGTTGTTTCCTGAGAGTAAAAGTCAAGGAAATAGAGTCAATGTCCAATACAAAAATCCTAACAACCCTGTAGTAAACTTTGGAGGAGGAATTAAAAACGACTTTAACGACTCAGGAAGTGCCTCACGCTTCTTTAAGACCTGCTCTTACGAAGAAGGAGAAGGTGCAATCTTCGCATATTTCCCAAAGGCTTCAAAGAAAGACAGGAATGAGGGGTTGGAGGGGTTTGAGGAGAAAGACGCACCAGCAAGTGCTAGAAGTAAACCAGCAGAAGGTAGAGAAAATGCTTTGGGTAATCCAAGAGCTAACCACCACCCAACAGTCAAACCCACCTCCCTCATGCAATACCTTGTAAGACTTGTTACACCAAAAGGCGGGACGGTCCTTGACCCATTTTGTGGAAGTGGATCTACAGGCAAAGCGTGTGTTTATGAAGGCTTTGATTTTATAGGAATAGAAAAAGAAAAAGAATACTGCAAGATAGCAGAGTCACGGATTAACTATGCCCTCGCCTCTCTAAATAAAATAAAATGACCCGACAAGAAATAGACAACGATATAGAAAAACGCAAAGAGCTTTTTATGAAAGACGCAGATACTACACCCTTGACCATTGAGGATAAAGAAAGGGTAAGGGCTTTGTTGATTAAGTATAAGCCGCCTTACTTGTAAGGGTGTGGATAACTTCCTTGAAACTTGAACCACGATAATATATTATAAAGGAAGTAAACACTGTGAAAAGCGAAGACTCACAGCAAAGTAATCGCCTCTCCGGTGTTTCATTAATAAATAATAAATAAATATATGACAAGAGAAATAAAGTTTAGAGCGTGGGATAAAAAAGAAAATAAGTTTGAGGGCCACTTTCAGATAGCTCCAAACGGAGTGCTTGCGATGTTTGACCCAATGACCGCAAGTTGGGGAAAAGCAGAAGAAGATAGATTTATCGTAATGCAATACACAGGACTCAAGGATAAAAATGGCAAAGAGATTTATGAGGGGGATATTATTGACAATGAGGGTGCTCGACAGAAGTATGAAGTTATATTTCATAACGGGTGTTTCTGTATTAGCCGTGGTCTCGGTTATCACATCTTCAATGAAAAGAAAGTAGAAATCATCGGCAACATCTACGAGCACCCTAATTATTAAATATATGACCGACCACATCACCAAAAAAAGAAGAATGAGCAAGCCAGAGAAAGACCCTACCGACTTCCTAACCCTACTCACAGCCCTCGCCATCGGTGTCGCCATCGCAACAATTATTCATAGTTTCTTCTTCCTCCACCTGATCAACCTTTGTAAATAAATATATGACCAACACAGAAAAAGTATTAGAGGAGTTTGAGAAGTTAAGAATTATTAGTGTTACAGTTTCAGATGTCGATGATGACACTTATATTCACGATGAAGGACCTGAATACATCAAAGCCTTCATCTCCACCTCAATCGCACAAGCAGTAGCAGAAGAGAGGGAGAGGGTGGTGGATAAAATTAGAAAAGCACCAATGTGGAAACTTGTACCAAATACTCCGAGAATGATTATGTGTAGCGACAAGGAGTTTGACAACTTCCTCTCCTCCCTAGACAAACCATTGACAGATAAAGAATAAATATATGAAAACAAAACAAGAACAAAAAGACGAGGCCTGCGAAGAATACGAAGCAACACAAGCACCAGCACTCAAAAAATACGAAGTAACCACAAAATTAGCACTCAAAAGATACGAAGCAATCATAGCCCCAGCACTTAAAGCATACGAAGAAATAATAGAGCCAGCGATCAAGGTATATCAAGCAACCATAGAGCCAGCATACAAAGAATACCAAGCAATCACGGAACCTGCGCACAAAGAATACATTGAGGCTCAAGCACCAGCACTTAAAGTATACAGAGCTAAATTATTAGAAATAAATAACAGATAAATCTATGAGTATAGTATATTGCCACAAGTGCGACACCTACATAGACACTGACTTTAACGCAGAACACTTTGACGAAGAAGTGAGAGGTTGTGGAACCTCTTATCAGGAAGAGCTTAATAATAAAGAATAACGATATATGAAATTATACTTAATATCACAAGAAGTAAACAACAGATATGACAGATACGATGCATTCGTAGTATGTGCAGAGAATGAGGAAAAAGCAAAACTTATAAAAACACTATCCGCAGAAGGAGAAGATCATGGTGATTGGGTTAAAGATGTAAAATATATAAAAGTAAAATATCTGGGTGAAGCAGATGAAAGTATAAAAAAAGGGGAGATATTGGGAAGTTTCAATGTGAAATTATACTTAATATCACAAGAAAAAATAGAAGAAATGGTGCGAGATTTCTGCTCCGTAGTCCCAAAGTCAAAAT